ATAGAAAAAAGTTACTATAATACAAATCCTAATTTGGTTATACTGGATAATTTTTTAAATGAAGAAGCTTTGCAAAAATTGCGTAGTTACTGTTTTGAGTTTCCTTTTTGGAATACTATTTATGGCAGAGGCTATCTAGGAGCATTTAGGGAGAATGGTTTTCAACCAAAGGTTTTAACGACACTAGCTACAGAGGTGATGGAAAAATTTCCTAACATTTTTAATACACCTAATAAAAGACATTTAGGACAAATGTGGGCATTTAAATACGAATCTAAATGTCCCGGCATTGACATTCATGCAGACTTTGCAGCAATAAACATGAACTTGTGGATTACACCTACAAAATGTAATGTAGACTATGACAAAGAAAAAGACATAGGTAAATCAGGAGGCATGTGGATTTGGGATAAAGGTGCTCCTGCTGATTGGGACTTTACAAGATATAACGGTGACGATAAAACCGAAGTAATTAAATATTTAAAAGATAATAAAGCTACAGCTATTTACATACCTTATAAATATAATAGGTGTGTGTTATTTGATTCTAATTTATTTCATAAGACTGCAGATGTAAACTTTCATCCCGGTTTTGAGAATAAACGAATTAATGTAACTATGCTATTTGGAACTAGAGAAAATTTAGGAGTGGAGCCAAACGATATGTTAGAAGTAAAGAAATTAAAAGAATCAGTTACAAAGCCTCTTAACGATGCCAAATAGTAAGGAAATAGTATAATGAACGATGTTGAAAGAAAAAATGAAATTGACATCGTTGAAATTAAAGGAGAGATAAAACTTTTAGCACAAAAGATAGAAGTGATAAAAACAAATGATCTTCACCACATTCAAAAATCTGTAGATGGTATAAATAAAATTTTATGGGCAGTGAGCTTACTTATTCTTGCTCAACTAGCTATGGTAATTAAATCTGCTGTATTTGGATAAATAAATGCAAGCAAGTGTATCTTTTAAATGGTCTGAGTTAGAATGTAGGTGTGGTTGTAACACACGTTACATTGAAAATGAAGCCATAAGTAAATTACAAAAGTTAAGGGACATTTTACAAAAGCCTATAATTATAAATAGTGCGGCACGTTGCCCATTACATAATGTGCGAGTAGGGGGTTCCCCAAAAAGTCAACATAGATCTACACAACAAAGTCCTTCTACAGCATTTGATATTTCATTAAAAGGGCTGAATAAAGAAGAAGTAATTAAAGCAGCTAAATTTGCTGGATTTAAGGGACTAGGCATAAACTACAAAAGTTTTGTGCATGTAGATAATCGTAAATATTCTGCAACATGGTAAGGAGAATTATATGTTTGATATGATAGCTTCAGTATTAACTGGCGGTGCTACAGGCATTGTAGGCAGTTTGATAGGTACTGTAGGCAGATATTTTGAAACAAGACAAAAAATAAAACAAATGTCTTTAGAGTTTGACCAAGAATACAAACTACAAGAGTTACAAATTTCCTCTAGAAGAGAGGAGCTTGAAAGCGAAGAAGCTATTGCACGTATGAAAACAAATGCAGATATGAAAACAGCTTCTTATGCACATGATGCTTCATATGGAAAAGCTTCTATTACAGTGGCTTCTATTTTGCGTTTTGTGCGTCCAGTGCTTACTTTTGTATTGTTAGCTTTTGTTGTATACATCTTTTGGCAAGCTAATGATGATCCAGCACTTGTATATGATCTATCAAACCAGATTATGTTTTTGACTACAACTGCTGTAGCATGGTGGTTTGGAGATAGAAGTTTTAAAAAATGAGAGAATTAACTACAAGACAAAGCACCTTTCTAAAAGTTTTATTTGATGAAGCTAATGGAGATTATGCTAGAGCTAAAACATTAGCTGGATACAGTGAAAACTCAAGTACTACAGAAATTGTAAGATCTATGAAAGATGAGATACTTGAGTTGACAAAAGAATATCTTGCTGTAAATGCTCCAAGAGCCGCTAGTGCTTTAGTTAATATTCTGCAAAATCCTGCTGAATTAGGTAATCAACACAGGCTTAATGCAGCCAAAGAAATGTTAGACCGTATTGGTATTCAAAAAACGGATAAGGTAGAAGTATCTGCACCACAAGGTATTATGCTGCTTCCACCAAAAGAACATAATATTTAGTAAAGGTAATTATTGTGGCATATAAAAAAGGTGATTACTCAAAGTATCATAAAAGTAAACGTATGAAAGAAGAACGTGCGAAAAGAAATAAGAATAGGCGTGAGGCAGAACGTAAGAAAAAGGTTAAGAAGGGTGACGGTAAACACATAGATCATAAAGACGGTAATCCTAGAAACAACAAAAAAAGTAATTTAAGAATAGTTTCAGGTAGAAAAAATAGAAAAAAACAATAATGTATGATGCAGGATACTTTAAAATGCCTGACCCTGTTGGGCTTCAAGAAGATAGTAAATGGTTAGAAATACCTCGTATAAGTAGAACTATTCCGTTTGGATATAAGGTACATGAAGAAGATGAAGATGTTCTTGTTCCTATTGTAAATGAGCTAGAAGCTCTTGAAGTAGCTAAACAGTATTTAACGGAATATTCATATAGGGATGTAGCAAGGTGGCTAAGTGACAGAACAGAAAGACAAATCTCTCATATTGGACTTAGAAAAAGAGTCCAAAAAGAAAAGCAACGGAAAAGTAAAGCAGCTACATATAAAGCATGGGCTAAAAAATACGAAACCGCCATCAAAAAACTTGAAGAACTTGAGGAAAAGCGTACAGGGGCGAAAGAAAAAAGAAAAGCAGAAGCAAGAAGCTGAAAAAGATATACAACCATTAAGTAAAAAGTCTGAAGAATTAGGGCTTAAAGAAAAATACAAAGTCTTATTTGAGCCAAATGAAGGACCACAAACGGATTTTCTAGCAGCATCTGAACGAGAAGTTCTTTATGGAGGTGCTGCAGGTGGGGGAAAGAGCTACGCAATGTTAGCTGACCCTCTTAGATATTTAAGCCATCCTCAATTTTCTGGTCTACTTTTACGTAGAACTACAGAAGAACTAAGAGAGTTGGTTTGGAAATCACAAGAGCTTTACCCACAGATAATTTCTGGCATTAAATGGTCAGAAAGAAAAATGCAGTGGACTTCCCCTTCAGGCGGCAGATTGTGGCTATCATATCTAGATAGAGAGGATGATGTACTCCGTTATCAAGGGTTATCTTTTTGCTGGATAGGTTTTGATGAACTTACGCAATGGCCCACACCATTTGCGTGGGATTATTTAAGATCAAGATTGAGGTCTACTGCACCCGATCTTCCAGTATATATGAGAGCTACAACAAACCCCGGAGGAGCAGGACATATATGGGTTAAAAAATACTTTATAGATCCTTCCTCTCCCGGCTCTCCTTTTTCCGCTACTGATGAAAATGGAAAAGTTTTGGTATTTCCGAAAGGGCATAGCAAAGAAGGGGAGCCTTTGTTTACTAGAAAGTTTATTCCTGCTAGATTGTTTGATAATCCTTATTTAGCAACGAGTGGCGATTATGAAGCAATGTTATTATCCTTACCAGAAAATCAACGTAAGAGATTACTGGAAGGCGATTGGGATGTAGCAGAAGGTGCTGCATTTCCTGAATTTGATAGAACGGTACATATCGTTGAACCATTTGACATACCAAAGAATTGGCCTAAGTTTAGAGCATGTGATTATGGTTACGGTTCTTACAGTGCAGTTTTATGGTTTGCAGTTGCTCCAGATGGACAATTAATTGTTTATAGAGAACTTTATGTATCTAAAGTATTAGCAAAAGATTTAGCTAATAAAGTCTTGCATTTAGAGGAAAATGATGGTACAATTTCTTATGGAGTTCTTGATAGCTCTTGTTGGCATAAAAGAGGCGATACAGGACCAAGTTTAGCAGAACAAATGATTACTGTTGGTTGTCGGTGGAGGCCAAGTGATCGAAGTGCTGGAAGTAGAATTGCAGGAAAGAATGAAATACACCGTAGATTACAAATGCAAGAATCTTATGATGAAACTGAGTCCGTTCCGGGAATGGTAATGTTTTATAACTGTAGAAATCTTATTTCCCAACTTCCCATAATACCTCTTGATAAAAAGAATACTGAAGACGTAAATACAAAATCTGAAGATCATTTATATGATGCACTAAGATACGGTGTAATGAGTAGACCAAGAAGAGGAATATTTGATTTTACCATAGAAAAAATGGCAGACAAATACCTTCCTTCTGATGCAACTTTTGGATATTAAAATATGGTAGATAAAAACTTTGAAGAAGAAGATACTTTAGTTTTAGATGATAAAACTGAAGATAGTGAATTGTCAGGAATTATAAGTTTTATTCAAGATAACTTTAAAAGATCTAAAGATTGGCGTAGATTTGATGAAGAAAGATGGTTACAGTCCTATCGTAATTATCGTGGTATATATAGTCCTGATGTACAGTTTACAGAAGCAGAACGATCTCGTGTATTTATTAAAGTTACAAAAACAAAAGTTCTTGCTGCTTATGGACAGATTACAGATGTATTATTTGCAAGACAAAAATTTCCTTTAAGTATTGAACCTACTATTTTACCTGAAGGAGTTTCAGAAGCTGTTCACTTTGATCCAAAGGATAGAACAGAAAACACACAAACCGAGAACGAACAGGGAACAGAAAGCCCCTATGGTTTTCCGGGAGATGGAAAAGACTTAGAACCGGGAGATACTGTAGTAAGTTTAGCTGAACGTAAACTTAAACTTGGTCCGTTAGAAGAAAAATTATCTGAGATTGAAGGGTTAAAAGAAGGAGAAGGTCTAACACCTTCTGCTATTACATACCATCCTGCAATGGTTGCAGCTAAAAAGATGGAAAAGAAAATAATGGATCAGTTAGAAGAATCTGGTGCAAGTAAACATTTGCGTTCTGCTTCTTTTGAGTGTTCTTTATTTGGAACAGGTATTATTAAAGGACCATTTGCAGTTAATAAAGAATATGCAAATTGGGAAGATGATGGAGAATATAATCCTACAATTAAAACTGTACCTAAAGTTAGCAGTGTATCTTGTTGGGACTTTTATCCTGATCCAGACGCAAGCAATATGGACGAGGTTACATATGTAATTGAACGTCATAAACTTTCTAAATCTAAGCTACGTGCGTTAAAGGAAAGACCTCACTTTAGACATGATGCAATTGATAAATGCATTGAAATGGGGGAAGTATATTCAAGTGAATATTGGGAAGATGATTTAAAAGATTATTATTTAAATGATCATCCTGAAAGATATGAAGTACTTGAATATTGGGGTACTATGGACACAGAGATTGCACAAGAATATGGAATTGATTTACCAAAAGAATTTAAAAATGTAGATCAAATACAAGTTAATTGTTGGGTGTGTAATGATTTTGTTTTACGTCTTGTAGTAAATCCATTTAAACCTACTCGCATTCCTTATTATGCTGTACCGTATGAACTTAATCCTTATAGCTTCTTTGGTATTGGTCTTGCTGAAAATATGGACGATACACAAACCTTAATGAATGGTTTTATGCGTATGGCTGTAGATAATGCTGTATTAAGTGGTAATCTACTAATTGAAGTAGATGAAACTAATCTTGTGCCGGGACAGGATTTACAGGTATATCCCGGTAAAATCTTTCGTAGACAAGGTGGTGCTCCGGGACAAGCTATATTTGGCACAAAATTTCCAAATGTAAGTAACGAAAATATGCAGTTATTTGACAAGGCTCGACAGCTTTCTGATGAAGCTACAGGTCTTCCTAGTTTTTCACATGGACAAACAGGTGTTACAGGAACAGGTAGAACTGCTTCAGGTATATCTATGCTCATGGGTGCTGCTGCAGGAAGTATTAAAACAGTCGTTAAAAACTTTGACGATTACTTGTTACGTCCATTAGGAGAATCTTTTTATAGTTTCAATATGCAGTTTGATTTTGATCCAGACATTAAAGGAGATCTTGAAATTAAAGCTCGTGGAACTGAAAGTTTAATGGCTAATGAAGTAAGAAGTCAACGTCTGTTACAATTCTTACAAGTTGTAGGTAATCCTGCTCTTGCACCATTTGCTAAGTTTACTTCTATTATTAGAGAGATTGCTAACTCTATGGGACTTGATCCCGATAAGGTGTGTAATACACCTGAAGAAGCAGTAAGACAAGCTAAAATTTTACAACAACAACAACAACAACCTCAAC